GACATTACATACAGATTATAATTTAGCAAAACAAACTTTAGAAAATACTATTAAGCATTTCTTTATAAAATTAAATTGTAGTCGTATTGTCATTGCATTAGATGACAAAGATAATTTTAGAAAAACTTTATATCCCGAATATAAATCTAATAGAAAAAAAATAAGAAAACCAATTACAGTAAAACCACTAAAAGAATATCTTCAAAAAGAATATGAATGTGTTTCATATCCTGGTTTAGAAGGTGATGATGTTTTAGGTATACTAGCTACATCAGAAGAATACAAAGATAATTGTATAATATTATCTTCTGACAAAGACCTAAGAACTGTTCCAGGGATGCATCATTTTATACATGATGGCTCTACAGAATTAGTAGATGAAGCTACTGCTAATTATAATTTTATGTATCAAACATTAATAGGTGACAGGACTGATAACTTTCCTGGAGTACCTGGTGTTGGTGGAGTTAAAGCGCAAAGAGTTTTAGCAAACAAAAATGGTCTAAATGAAATGTGGCCTGCTGTTGTTGCTGAATACAAAAGAGCAAAATTAGATGAAGAAGAAGCACTAACCCAAGCAAGATTAGCAAGAATTTTAAGAGCTAGTGATTGGGATATTAAAAATAAAAAACCTATTTTATGGCAACTACAACAGGAAAAATAAATATGAGTGATGAACTTTTAGAAGTTGTTTCTACTAATAAAGCCAGAGCATACGAAAGAAAAAGCCAACACAATAGAAACAAAGTGCACCATGAACATGTCAGAAAACTTGAGGAAACAATAGATATGCTGCTTAAACAAAAGACATATCTTCAAAAACAACTCCGTAAGAAAAAATTAAATGAAGAAAAAAATGACAAATAAAGAAATATTTGAAAGCTTAAAATACCAAGAAGGGGGAGACCATTATTCTAAAATGAAGGTTCAACCTGCTTACTTTATAAATGAAAACAACCTGCCTTTTGCTGAAGGAAATGCAATTAAATACATTTGCAGACACAAACTCAAAGGAGGTGAAGAGGATGTGAAGAAAGCAATCCATTATTTAAAAATGATTTTAGAAAGAGACTATAATTAACTTACAACAGGACAGTTTAGATATATGAAACAACAACAAACTATAAAGATGCCTCACGTTTCCGATGAAATGCTTGAGGCTTTGGATGTTTTATTTCCTGAAAGAACTCCCGAAATCAATATGGACATGAAGGAGATTTATTTCAGAATAGGCCAAAGAAGTGTAATTAGATATTTACATGCAGAGGCTAAGAAACAATCTGAAAATATCATCGAAAATAACAACTAACAAATATGTGCAGAAGCCCTAGTGCTCCGCCACCACCAAAAGACCCAGAAATTCCTACACCGCAGATTACTAACATAACTCAAGCGGCACCTATGGAAGCAGGTTATTCTGATGCTCAAGGACAAGATACTAATAGAATGTCTAAGAGAAGAAGAACTGGTTCTTCGGTATTAAGAATACCGACAATTGGTGGGGTAGCTTAATAAATGAGCAGAGAGTATTTTAGTGATGTAACTAATACTGGTACTTTAGCTAGTAAGTATACTAAAAAGGTTGCAGAACGAGAATTGTATTTGGAACGTGCACGGGAGTGCAGTGAAGTAACTATTCCAACACTGGTACCAGATGACAGTGAAACTTACTCTGAAAAATTTAGTACACCATATCAAGGTATAGGTGCAAGAGGTGTAAACAATTTAGCATCTAAATTACTATTATCTTTATTACCACCTAACGCTCCATTCTTCAGATTAAGTATAGATAACTTTGCACTTAAAGATATTGAAGCAGATAAAAAATTAAAAACACAAATTGAAAAAGGATTAGCTGAAGTAGAAAAAGCAGTAATGAATAATATAGAAATATCTAATGATAGAGTTTCTATATTTGAAGCTTTAAAACATCTTATAGTAGGCGGTAATGTTTTATTATTTGTTAATACAGATGGCATAAGAGTATTTCCATTATCTCAATTTGTAATCGAAAGAGACCCTATGGGTAATGTTCTTGAGATAATGACTAAGGAAACTGTAGCATTAAAAGTATTACCTGAAGAAGTACAACAACAAATTTATAATCAAGTTAGCCCGTCTGAAGATGAAAGCAAAACATGTGATTTATATACTTGTATAAAAAGAGTTAAGAATAAATTCCAAGTATCTCAAGAAGCAAAAGGTGTAATTATTCCAGATAGTATTGGCAATTATGATTTAGAAAAATCACCTTACATTCCATTAAGAATGATTAGGGTAGACGGTGAAAGCTATGGCCGTAGTTATGTTGAGGAGTACCTTGGCGATTTGGTGAGCTTAGAAGGATTAACTAAAGCAATAGTAGAAGGTGCAAGCGCATCAGCAAAAACATTATTTATGGTTTCACCTAATGGCACCACTAGAGCAAAAGCTTTAGCTGAAAGTGAAAATGGTGCAATCATCGAAGGTTCAGCAACTGATGTATCAGTATTACAAGTTGGTAAGTTTCCAGACTTCAGAGTTGCTCAAGAAACAATAGCAAAAATAGAACAAAGATTATCATACGCATTTTTATTAAATGCATCTGTTGTAAGAGACAGTGAAAGAACTACAGCAGAAGAAGTAAGAATGGTAGCACAGGAATTACAAGATAGCCTTGGTGGCATCTATGGAATTTTATCTCAAGAGTTTCAATTACCATTTGTTAAAAGAAAATTAGCAGTATTACAAAAAGCAAAAAAATTACCTCCATTACCTAAAGGTGTAGTATTTCCAAAAGTAATTACAGGTATTGAAGCGTTAGGTAGAAGTAACGATAGAAATAAATTAATTCAATTTTTACAAACATTAAATGGTGTACTTGGTGGAGAAGCTATTCAGCAATATGTAAATGTTACTGAAGCAATATCAAGATTAGCAATATCAGACGGTATTGAAACTGATGGACTAATTAGAACACCAGAAGAAATTCAAGCAGAGGCTCAAGCACAACAAGAAGCTGCCCAAGCCGAACAACAGAACCAAGCAGTATTAAACGCAGGTTCACAAATAGCAGGAAACATACCACCTGAAGAAATCGGCCAAGCTTTAAATCAAAACCAATAGGAGAAATAAATGGTTGAACAAGTAAAAATCACTCAAGGTGAAGAAAATATATCACTAGAGGAACAGTCACAACAACAAGATGCAAACACAGAGGTTACACAAGAAGCTCAAACACAAGAGACTTCTAATGATAGACCTGGTTGGCTTCCAGAAAAATTTGCAAATGCTGAAGAATTAGCAAAAGCTTATGGTGAACTAGAAAAAAGAATGTCTGGTAAACCTGCTGAAGACAAACCAGTTGAAAACGATTTAAAAATTAAAGCTAAAGAAGAAGTTCAAACAGAAAATTCTTTAGACGCATTCTATACAGAGTACGCTGAAAAAGGTTCTTTGACTGAAGAGAGTTATACAAAACTTTCTTCTATGGGTATCAATAAAGAAACTGTTGATGCTTATATTTCTGGTCAAGAAGCTTTAGCTCAACAACATAATGCTTCTATTGTGTCTACAGTTGGTGGCCAAGAGAACTACAACAACATGGTTCAATGGGCTGCGGAAAATTTATCTAAATCTGAAATAGATGCTTTTAATAATACTGTTGATAATGGAAGTTTAGAACAAGCTCAATTAGCAATAGCAGGTGTTAATTCTAAATACCAAGCAAATACTAAAGAACCAAATTTATTTTCTGGTCAAAAATCAGAAAGTAATGTGGGCTATGAAAGTGTAGCTCAAATGCTTACGGATATTAATAATCCTAAGTACAAAGAAGATAGTGCTTTTAGAAAATCAGTAGAAGCAAAAGTTAAACAATCAAACATATTATAACACCTATTTAGGTGGGAAGGAGAAACATGTCATTATATAAAAATATAAATGCCAGAAAAAAAGCAGGTACTTCAAGACCAAAGTCTAAAAGTACAGTAAGTGCGAAAGCATATTCAAACATGAAAAAAGGTTTTCCTAAAAAGAAAAAATAATCATGTTAAATTTTCTATTGCCTTTAATGAAAAATCCACTGACTAAATTAGTCGTAGATAGGAGTATTAACGCTATCAATCATTCGATGGAGAAAAAGAAAATCATTAGGGCAAAGGAAATTGAAGCAGAACAAAATGTAAGTATAGAACAAATTAAAAGTTCTAAAGGCTCTATTAAAGATGAAGTCTTAACAATAAAAATTACAATAATCTTTCTTGCAATATTCTGGCCAACTACACAGCCATGGATGGAGAAAGGTTTTGAGATACTAAAGTCAGCTCCTCAAGAATTTTGGTGGGCGGTTCTAATTGTCTACTCTGGAAGCTTTGGTCTATCTACTGTAAACAAAATTCGTGGCAAGAAGTAATAGTTGCTAACTCACACACTCTTCTTAAAGAGGAGTGAGCCTACACAAAGATATAAATTGCCTCTAAGGTTTACTTGCGAGTAAATCAAACGAGATAACTTTTTGGAA